ATATTAAATTATTATTAGTAGATGCTAATAATCAGCCTGTATTAGTAGATGGTGAATTAGTATATACTAATATGAGTTCTTCTGATATAAATAACTCTAGAGGAGAATTTAAAGGAGATGAATTAGAAGATAAAGATACAAATGGTAATTTAAAAGATGTAGTAAATAATGCTAGAGAAGCTTTTATAAATGAAAGAAATAAAATTTTAAAAGATAACGAAGAAAGATTTTTCTATATAAAAAATAAAAGTAGAGGCTTAACTATTAAACAAGGTGGAGAACAATCTAATTATGGAGATGTAAAAAGCCCTGTAAGAGGAAGACTTAAAGTAAGAAAACGTAATAAACAAGTTATAGCTAAAGAAGAAGATTTAAAAAATATAAGATTAGAAATGAAACTTCCACCTAAAGGTACTAAAGGAGCTAATCAAAAAATGCCTTTATTTGGTAGATTTCTTGTATCTAGTAGATTTGTTTATTTTGGAACTGAAAGTAAAGGTTATAATGGAAATTTAATTCCAGGATTAATATCTAATCTTAGTGAAAATAGAGTTAATAATATATATAATCTATCTAGATATTTTGCAGAAAATCAAGTAGAAGGTGGTGTTAATATAGGTGGTAAAGGATTTACAACTATACTTAAAGAACAAATAATGTATGGAGATAGATCTAAAGAAAGAGAAAGACAAGAATTTTCTATATATATGCAAGAAGATGCAATCTTTTTTGGGGACCAAGGTCAAAGTATAACACTAGAAGAATTAAAAGATCCTGAAAAATATAAAGATAAACATGATGCATATAAAACTTTTTTATCTAACTTATTTTTTAATGTAAATTCTACTTTATTAAATAAAGATAAAAAAGCTAGAGTAGCAGCATTAAAGGCTAAAGGTAAAACAAACCGATTTATAGAACCGCAATATGAAAAATTTAATGAGGTTATCGTTAATGACGATTTAAGCACAGATGTAATAGAATGGGATAATTACACGCATTATTTAATATCAGATAGAAACAGAGCAGAAGAAGATATTCCTGTAAGAGTTGACATGCCTTTAGGATTTAATGAGGCTCCTGGAGTAAAACAATGGGATGTTCCTCAATTTTTAAATGTATATCTTGAACATAGAAACGAAGCTCTAACTGCAGAAGAAATGGCTTCTGAATTAAATGATATTAACCGTAAAGTAAATAGAGCTAAACCAGAAGTTGAAAAAGAAGTTATAGAAAGTAATGATGAATATAAAATTGTAGAGCTTATAGATGAAACTACAGGAGAAAAATTTAAAGTTAAAGTTCTTGTAGATAAAGAGAAAGCTAAAGAAATTATAGGTGAAGAAGTAGAAGATATAGTAAATGAAAATAAACCTGAAGATACTTTAGAAGGATCTCCATTTTCACAGTCTAATGAGAATCCAGATGATATTTTCTTCTTAGAAAGTATGTCAGAAGATAGAGGACCAGAGATAAATGTTACTGAAGAAATAGAATGGTTTAATACTAATGTTCCTAGAGATTCTAAAGGTAATCCTTTATTTACTTTAGATTGGGTTAAGGGTTTAATTGATGATAAAGCTTTTGGTAAATTTACTAAAGACAATAAAATATTATTATCTGACTTATTAGACACTCCTGGTATAATTTACCATGAAACCTGGCATGCAGTTACTAGACGTTTATTATCTAAAGATGATAGATTTACTATGTATAGTGAGGTTAGGGGCATGAGAGGATCAACTCAAACTTATAAAGGAGACACTAAAAAAATGTCTGAACTTACTGATAAAGAAGCAGATGAATGGTTAGCAGAAGAATTTAGAGAATATGTATTATCAGGAGGTAATTATACTTTAGGGGGAAGAATCAAAAAAAGTCTTTTAGATAAAATATTTGATAGAATATTTAATATTTTAAATTACTTTAGAAGAACATCTCAAGCTGAAAAATTAATGTCTAGAATAAATTCTGGATACTATGCTAACCCTACTAAAAAGTTTACTATCTATGATAATAAATCAGAAGCTTATTATGAAGCTAGTGAACTAACAGCTACTATGAGGAATGATGTAATGGAAGGTATGACAGTACTGTTGTTTAATAAAGCTTTAAAAAGTAATGAATTTAATTTAGAAGACTTTGTAGATCCTAAAGCAATTCCAGAATTAAAAGAAAAAATTGCTAATATGTATGGTTCATTTAATACTACAGGCACTGTCTATTCTCAATTAGAAGCATATATAAAAGATGCTATTGTTAAAAATCCAGAATCAACTGATGTTTTAACAAGAACAATGTCTGCTATTAGAAATAATTGGAATGAATTAAAAGAAGATCATGTTGAATATCTAAAAAGATTTTTAATAGATATTTCAGAAGAAGTAGAAGAACTAGAAAAAACTAGAGAGCAATTTAGTAAACCTCAAAATGAAATAGATCCTAGTACTTATCTTCCTAAAGCAGTTAGAGTGTTATTAGCAACATTACCTTCTTCTTATGAGTTAAATAATGGTATAAGAGTTTCTAATAAAAACACTAGTGGATTACCTAAGTTAGTAGATTTTGGTAATTTAGTTAATTTTATGTATAAAGAATTTGCTAATATAGATCCATCAGAATTTTTACCTACTTTAAAAACAGCTTCTGAAAAAAGACCTGAGCTCAAATCTTTAATAAATCGTTTAGGTTTAGACTCTGAAGATATTTCTGATAAAAGTTTTAATCAGCTAAGATTGATTATACAAACTATGATGCAATTTAATCAATCTAATAATACTTTTTACACACAACTAATAACTAGAGATGGTGGTAGAAAACTTATAGATAGTAATCAAAATAAAGTATCAAATAAAATTAAATTGTTATGGACAAATCAATTTAAAGATAGAATACAAAATAATGAAAAACTAGGAAAAGAAGTCAATGGAGAATTAATATTAAATTCTAAAGCTAAGGTAAAAGTAGGTGATAAAAATAAAACTTTTAGAGATTGGGCTACTGATGTTAGAAGAACAGCAGGTGATAGTTTACAAATTTTAGATAAACTAGGAATTACTTTTACAAACTCTACTGTATTTAATGAGTTATATAACGATGAGTTTACAGGAGTAAGAGATGCTATTGATTATATATTATTAGAAGTATATAATAAACCGGTAAGTGATATATTTAAAGGAGATATAAGACAAAACTTAAATACTTTGATTAATTTAGAAACAGAGTATAATCCAACAATAGTAGACTTACAACATATAAATCCTGATGGTAAAGTTGTTCATGGTGTAAATTTAAAAACTTATGCTGATACTTTAATCTCTAAACTAAATAAAGCTGACAATAAAGTAGAAATAGAAAACCTTTTATCTTATGATAATTTAAGAGGTTCTTATTATTTAAACACAATGCTTGAAACTGGAGCTGATTTAAATATAGTAGTTATTGATGGTATAGAGCAAACTTATGGAAGAGGAAAATCAATGTCTAAAGGAAGTCCTGTAGATATAGGTAGTGTATTAATAAACTCTGTTTTAGGATCAGGTATAGTACCTTTAATTAGAACAGCTGATAAGAAAACAGAATTTGGTGTTAAGTTTGGACACGCACCAAATTTAAATGTAGCTTTTGAAGATATGCTACAGAGACTACAAAACTATTTACAAGACGAGCTAAGAACTGCGTCTAAGTTTAATAGTAAAAGAAAATCTAAACTACATAGAATAGATACAATAAAAGATAAAGGAGGTAATTTAAGATTTTTCCAAGGGCTTGTACCGTCAATAGGAAGAACTGAGTATGGTAAAAATTTAAGTGAACTTGAATTAAGTGAAATAGTATCAAGAGACACTGTTGTAGATGATTTAAAAGCATTTTTAGAAAGCCAAGTTATTGAAACTAAAGCAACATTATTAAGTTATAATATAGCTCCTGGAGGAATAGATAATAAATTACTTCAAAGAGCAAGAATGAAAGCAACTGAGCTTAATTCTAATCCTATGGATATTCTAGCAGAGCAATTTACTTATGAATACATGACAGGAATCATAGAACAAAGTAAATTATTTTTAGGTGATCTTGCATTATATACAGATTTATTTAAAAGAACTTCTGGTATAAGTGGAACTAAAGCTTACCCTACATCTGATTTAAATATATTAGAATGGATGAATACTAATATGCCAAATTTATTATCTGATAAAAATCACTCAGAAAATTTAAGAGTATCTCATAGAGCTCCTGTTAAAACAGAGGCCCCTTATTTAGATCAGTATATTGATACTTTAATAGCATTAGGAGCTTCAACAGAATTTCAAGATACAGTATTTAATACATACTCTAATATGGAAGAGTTTGATGGTGGTGGATTTATTACATTAGATGCTTATAGAAGTTTAATGTATAGGGTAGGTAAATGGACTCCATCACAAGAAGAGTTTTATCAAAAAATTGCTAAAGGTGAAGTTGTGTCCAGTGAAGATATAGCTTTAATACCTCCAATAAAACCTCAATTTTTTGGACCACAAATTGTAGATAATGTAAGACTTATGACATTTCATAAATTTGCATTATTTCCTATTGTTCCTGGGATGACATTAGGGAAAGCATTTGATGAAATAAATAGAGATATGATTAATAATGATATTGATTATATGATATTTGAATCAGCTGCTAAGGTAGGAGGTGTAACAGCAGGTCAAGTATTTGTAGATGAAGTGGATAATCCAAAAGGATATGATCCTTTTTATGAAAAATTAGAAGAATTTAATACGTATAAACCTATGTCTTTAGATGTAGATGGTCAACCTTTAGGACTACAAGAATTAAATTTTTCAGATTTAGGAATACAGGTTGAAGCTCCTTTAAAAATTAAAAACACAGTCATAGAAGCGTCTCAACCACGTTCTTTATTACCTATTAATATTTATAATGAAGGAGAACTTTCTCCAGAATATAAAGATTTTGAAAATTTAATTGATAGATACCATGAAGTTAATAATGCTTTAGTTTCTAGAGATTTTCAAAATTTAGTTAAAAAGTTAAAATTATATAAAGATCCGTCAGGTATTTATAAACTTAAATCTGAAGACGTTGAAGAATTTAAAAGAATTCTTTTAGATGAGTTTAGAAAAAGAGAAAACCCTAGGCATACTATAGAGTCTATAAAAGAATTACTTGATAGTGATACTAAATTTATTGAGCAATTATTTGAAAAAAATAAAATAGAAAATTTATTATATTCTCTTGTAAATAATAATGTAATTAAAAGAAAAATGCCTGGAGGACAATTTGTATTACAAGCTTCAACAGGATTTGAAAATAAACTTAAAGCTATAAAGCAAAATGATTTTGAATTAGCTAAAAAGAAAGGTTTAGATTTACATGATGTTCAATTAAAACCTTTAAAGTTTTATAGAAAAGAAGATCCTAACAATCCTAATTCAGAAACATTAGCAATGCAAGTTTATTTACCTAGTAGATTTAAAGATCAAATGGGATTAACTATAGAAGATGTTAATAATCCTAATTTAGATCCAAACTTACTACAATTAATAGGTTTTCGTATACCAACAGAGGGTCTTAACTCTATGGACTTTATAGAGGTAGTAGGATTTTTACCTAAATCATTTGGAGATACAGTAATTGTACCTTCTGAAATTGTAGGTAAGGCAGGTTCCGATTATGATATTGATAAATTAAATATATATTTTCCTAATGCTGATAAAGAAACAGGTAGAAGAATTCAGTTAGATCCAGATAAATCTATTAAACAACAAAGTAAAAAAGCTTTACAAAATGAATTACAAACAATAATTAGAGATGTTCTTAGTCATCCTGCTAGTTTTGACCAATTAATATCTCCAGTAGGAGCATGGAAATTAAAAGACTTAGCAAAAGAAATAGCAATGTTAAGAAATCCAAGTGCTTTTGATTCTAAAGGCAATAAAATAGTATTACCTTTGCATCAAACATTTAGTTTAGAAAGCATGATTAATACTTCACATAGAATGTTTTCGGGATTAGGGGGTATAGGAATAGTAGCAACTAGTTCTACACAACATGCTAAAGGGCAAAGACCTGGAATTAACTGGAATTTTACAGATAAAGATATAAACTTTAATTTTGAAGGTGAAGGTTTTTCTTTATCTAGAGTTTATGATATAAGAGGTAAAGAAAAAGGAGATAAAATTAACGCTACTATTGGACAATATGTTACAGGTTATGTAGATGTTACTAAAGAAGATTTTGTATTTGATATAAATGCAGGAATTGAATATGCTCCTATACATATGTTATTAGTTAGATCAGGTGTGCCGTTAGAATCAGTAGTATATTTTATGTCTCAACCTATTATAGATGAATACGTAACAGCAAAAAATTTAAATCAGCCTATATACTCTTCTAGAGCATTAAAATCTAACGATAAAATAGCAGAAGAATTAAGAACTAAATATGGAAAAGAATCTAGTAATACTAAATTAAATGCTAATTTATTAAAAAGTATGATAGGTAAAAAAGATTTAAATCCTTTAGAAAATCAAGTTCAAGTACAAGTGTTAAATGATTTTTTAATGTATAAAGATTTAGCTGAAGACTTATTATTATTAAAAGATGCTACTAGTTTAGAAACAACTAATTATAATAATAGTATAGCAATTAGATATGCTAAACAAGCTATAAAAAGATTAGAAGAAAGTGGAATGTTTTTAAATTTAGACGAATTACTTTATGGAAACGAAGAAGGCGCTTCTACAACTGCTGGATATACTAATCTCTTAAATGAAGTTGATGGGTTATTTGCAGAATTTAAACTAGGAGAATATCTAGTTGATGCTAAAGAATTTATAGATAATAAAATGTTTGAATTAATGGATAAAGATTTAAAACCATTTAAAGATGATATTTTATATAAAATGCAAAAGTTTGAAAACTTTATAGCATCAAGTATTGTACAAAACACTAGTTGGGATTATGAAAAAATAAAAGAAAGAACTTCAGAGTTATTTAAAGGTAAAAATAGTTTACCTAGAAGAGTAAATAATCTTAAAAAAATAAGTAAATATAAAAATAACTTATTAATGCAAGAATTAACTCCTGTTTTACAAGTATTTAATGAAGATAGTAAAGAAAGTACTATAGATGGATTAAGATTATTTAGTAAAAAATTACAATCTTATGATATAGATTTATTAGCAGATGCTTTTATGGAACTTAAAGAAATTAATCCTATCTTAGCAAATGATTTAATTATATTTAGTGCACTACAGTCAGGATATAACTTCTCACCAGGGTCGTTTTTTCAAGCTATACCAGGATCAGAAGTATTATCTGTATTATCTAAATATTTTAAACAAAATAAAAAAG